TCCGGGCCAAGCGGACGACCGAGGGCATCTACACGCAATGCGTGGTCGGCTACACGAAAGCGGCGGATTCCGAGACGATAGAGACACAGTACGAGCCGGAGATCCCGCCGACGACCGGGCGCGTGCTCTACATCAACAAGCGGATCGAGAATCAGGCGCAGGCCGAGCGCATGGCGAAGGCGGAACTCCGCGACAAGAACCGCAAGGAACAGACCGCCTCGCTGTCCGGCATGGGCGATACCCGGTTCCGGGCGGGCACCGTGCTGGACATTCAGGGATGGGGCCGCTTCGACTCGAAGTACGTGATCGCTCAGGCGACGCACACGTTTTCAGCTGACGGCGGTTATACGACCAGTCTCGAACTGGAAAAGGCGCTGGATTACTGATGGATATGAAAATGAATGAACTCGCCCGCGTGGGCTTTGTCGTGTCCCGCCAGCCTGAGAAGCACCGCGTCCGGGTGGAGTTCCGCGACACCGTGACCGCGAAACTCGTCTCCGGGTGGCTCCCCGTGCTCGTCCCCCGCGCCAGCGCGGACATGGCCTTCGACCTGCCGGACGTGGGGGATCAGGTGCTCTGCCTGTTCCTCGGCAACGGGCTGGAGGAGGGCTTTGTGCTCGGCTCCATGTACGGCGCGCAGACCCCGCCCGTGTCGAGCGGCGACAAGTTCCACCGGACGTTCAGCGACGGCACCACGCTTGAGTACGACCGCGCCGCGCACAAACTCAGGGCCTCGGTCAGAGGCGACGTGGAGGCCAGCGTGACCGGAAATGTTGAAGTGACGCTTCAGGGAAACGGCAAGGTGACGGCTGGCGGCGCGCTGGATCTGACCTCGGCGGCGAAGATCGGCTTGAACACGCCCGCGCTCTCGATGGGCGGGGCCGGAGGCGGGGGGACGGAAGCCGCGACGCAGGGGAACATCCTGCACCGGGGCAACATAACCGTCACCGGGGGAGACGTGACCGTGAACGGCATTTCCTTCTTCAGCCATGTCCACGACTGTCCGCACGGCGGGACTACCGGAGCACCCAAATGATGTACCAGGGCGTCCTCGGCACCTTCTTTTTCACCGTGAGCGACTTTGAGGTGACGACGTTCCGCGACCTCAAGCAGCAGCGGGAGATCCAGTTTGCCGAGCACAAATGCGTGTCCGGGCTCCCTAAAATGCAGCACACGGGCCGCAATCTGGACACCCTCAGCCTGACCGTGCAGCTTTTCCCGCTGACGCCGCTGGCGCTCACCGTGGACATGCGGATCGACGCCCTGCGCGAGCTGGCGGTGCTGGGCGAGGAGGTGCCGCTCGTGCTCGGCCTGACCTACTACGGCCTGTACGTGCTCAAAAGCGTTGAGGTGCAGCACCGGATTTTCCACAACGGCGTGACCATGAGCGCCGAAATAGCCCTGAACCTCACGGAGTACAATTGATGGAACTGACCGTGGATATGGGCGTGCCCGCGTCCGTGGAAATCGGCGCGACGGGGCTACGCGGGCTGGCGCAGGAAATCCGCACGGCGCTGGCAACCCGCAAGGGGTCCGTGGCGCTCGACCGGGACTTCGGCCTGTCGTGGGACCTGATCGACCTGCCCCTTCCGGAGTCGAGGCCGCTGCTCGTCGCGGAGATAGGGCGGGGGCTGGAGCGCTGCGTCCCGCGCATCAGGGTCAAGAGCGTGACCTTCAGGACGGATACGTCCGGCGCGGCTGACGGGAGGCTGACGCCCGTGGTCACGGTCGAAATCCGCAAGGAGTATTTGAATGACTTCCGTTGACCTGTCGGCCCTGCCGTCCGTCGCCTTCGCGCCGCAGAGCGCCGGGGAGACGGAGACGGCGATCATCACGGCGTATGAGGCCATCGCGCAAACGACGCTCCAGCCGGGCGACCCGGTGCGCCTGTTTCTGGAATCGCTGGCCTACATCCTTTCGGTCCAGAACGGTCTGATCGACCTTGCCGGGAAGCAGAACCTCCTTGCCTACGCGCGGGGCGGTCATCTCGACCATCTCGGCGCGCCGATGGGCGTGATCCGCATCAAGCCGCAGCCAGCCCGGACGACCGTCCGGTTCGGCGTCGACGAGGCTCTGGCGTTTGATGTCCCGGTCCCGGCGGGGACCCGCGTGACCACGCAGTCCGGCGGGGTCATGTTCGCCACGTTGTCCGATGCCGTGCTTCCTGCGGGGGAGCTTTTTGTCGAAACGTCCGCAAAGGCCACCGAAGCTGGAGCCTCGGGCAACGGCCTGTTGCCGGGCCAGATATGCCGCCTCGTCGATCCGCTGCCGTACATCACGCGGGTGAGCAACGTGGCCACCACGCTTTCCGGCTGTGACGAGGAGGGGGACGAGCGGTTCCGCGACCGCATCCGCATGGCTCCGGAGAGCTTTTCCGTTGCCGGGCCGAACGGCGCGTATGAAGCGCGGGTCAAGGCGGTGAGCGCCGACATCAGCGCGGTGAGCGTCACCTCCCCGACGCCGGGCATCGTTGACGTCCGCTTTGTCATGACGGACGGGGAGCTGCCGGACGAAGCCATGATCGAAGAGGTGGAGAACGCGCTGACGCCCAAGGACGTGCGCCCGCTCACCGACAAGGTGCTCGTCGGGTCGCCGGAGACGGTGGAGTACGCGCTTGCCGGGAAGTGGTTCCTGTCGTCGTCCGACTCCACGCTGCTGGCCTCAATCACGAAGGCCGTGGACGCCGCTGTGGAAGGATACCGCCTTTGGCAGCGGTCGAAGCCGGGGCGGGACATCAACCCGGACGAGCTGATCGCCCGGATGCGGAACGCCGGGGCCAAGCGCGTGGAACTGGCGACACCCGTTTTCCAGCGGCTCACCGAGACGCAGATAGCGCGTGAGACGTCCGTGTCCATGACGTTCGGCGGGGTTGAAGATGAGTAGCCGGCGCATCGGTTCCACGCCGTTCCTTGAGCTGCTCCCGGATTCCATCGCTGGCGATCCGGCGATCCGGGCGGTGGCCGACGCGCTTCACGGGCTGCTTGTGCCGTCCGTGAAGGCCATCCCGTCGCTGCTGCTGTACGCGCGGCTCTACGGCAAGGAGCCGGACCTGCTGCCGCCCCTGCGCCGCCTTGCGGAACAGGCCGGGGGCTTGCGGGCGCTTGAAGAGCCGCTGCTGGATCTGCTGGCGTGGCAGCTCCACGTCGACAACTACGACATCGCCCGGACGTACGCGGAACGGCTGGAGATGGTGAAGACGGCCATCGCCGTGCACCGCAAAAAGGGGACGCCGTGGGCCGTGGAAACCGCCGTGACCGCCGCCCTCGGCAATGTCGAGACGACCGTGACGGAGTGGTACGACTACAAGGGCGGCCAGCCGTACCATTTCAAAGTGCTGGTGACGCTGTTTGAGCAGGGCATCGTTGCCGACGACATCAACCGCGCCCGCCAGATCGTGCTTGAGACGAAGAACACCCGGTCGCACCTCGACCACCTCGGCATCACCGTGGCGCTCGGCAGCAACTGCGAGACGCGCTTCGGGGCAGCCCTCGGCATGGGGAACACCATGACCATCTGGCCCGAGGAGATCACGGATATGGAACAGGAACTTTCGCTGAATACGGGTGTCGTCGCCCACTGGCAGCACATTTTGACCATCGCACCGGAGGAGATATGAGCCAACAATTCCGTACTGTAACGACCAACGCCGGACGCAACGCCGTCCGGGAAGCGCTGGCGCAGGGCAAGACCGTCAAGCTCTCGCACATGTCCGTGGGCGACGGCGGGGGCAGCCCGGTCACGCCCACGTCATCGATGACGGCTCTCGTGAACGAGCGTTTCCGCGCCCAGATCAACGACATCGTGCTTGATCCGGACACCCCGGATCTGTTCACCGCCGAGCTGTTCATCCCGCAGGCCGAGGGCGGCTGGTACATCCGCGAGGTGGGCCTGTGGATTGATGACGGGACGCTGTTCGCCGTGGGCAACACGCCGCTGACCGAGAAGCCGGACATCAGTTCCGGCGCGGCAACGGACCTGCTTGTCCGGCTCATCATCCGCGTCCTCGATGCGGCCACGGTTTACATCGAGATCGACCCGGCGCAGGTGCTGGCGACGCGGGAGTACGTCGACCGCAAGCTTGACGCGCACAACAATGACGGCGGAGCGCACGAGACGCTGGCCCGCAAAAGCGTGCAGATCAAGGCCGGGACGGGGCTCACGGGCGGCGGCACGCTCGAAGCCGACCGGACGCTGACCATCAAGTACGGCAACACGGCGGGTACGGCGTGTCAGGGCAATGATGTGCGCCTTGCCGACGCTCGGACGCCAAAGCCGCACAAGGCTACGCACCAGACCGGAGGTTTGGACGCCATCACGCCAGCGGACATCGGGGCTGCGGCCAAGACCGTTCAGATCAAGACAGGCACGGGCCTCACCGGAGGCGGCAGCCTCGAAACGGATCGGACTCTGGCGGTCGGCTTCGGCACGACTGCGGGTACGGTGTGCCAAGGGAACGACGCCCGTTTGAGCAATGCCCGGACGCCCACGTCACACAAAGCCACACACAAGACCGGGGGCACGGATGCGCTCACTCCTGCGGATATTGGAGCGGCAGCCAAAACAGTTCAGATTAAGGCGGGGACAGGGCTTTCTGGCGGCGGGACACTTGAGAATAATATAGAGCTCTCCATGAAGCTCGACGGAAAAACAACGCAGGCCGATGCGGGCGGCGTGATCACCGTGAAGGACGTGGCTATTGGGGGGAACCTTGAGGATCTGGCGAGCGCGCGGGGACAGAT